CTTGAAGAGTTTATCAATGAGCAACTTGAAGCTACGGAAAATGCTCCTGTTTCTCAATCAACGCCGAGACTTCGGTCGGGTAAGAAAACTTCCACTTTGACAGCGGATTCTTTGCTGTCGTAGAAAGGCAACAAATGCAAAGTATGTTTCGCGGCAGTCCGATTCAGCGAACGTTTAATATCGCCAATACTGTTGTTATTAATCCTGGAGATCTAGTGTGGTGGGATGGAGCAACACTAAAACCGGTTGGAACGTCTGATGGTCTTGTAGAGACATGGGGGACGTTGCGAAATTCACGTCGCAATGTTGTATCAAGATTTGCTGGTATTGCCGATTTTGAGATGAACACTACTTATCGACACAGTATCACGCGGAATGTGAATTCCGGTGCTATCGCAATGGTCGCAGTGCCGAGCGGAACTTACAAGGTTGGAGATCTTCTGGGTCCTGCTCAAGATGGTGGAAATAACTGGCTTCTCAGTACCAGTTTGATTAAGGTTGTTCATCCTTTTGATGCTATTGCAATGGTTACTAAAGACTATCCTTCGGCCGTCACTAGAGTTGAAGCAATGCTTTGGGCGGCTTGGGATCCGGGTCATCCTCGTTTCCAAGTAAAGACAATTCCGCTATTTGCTGGTCCGATGGGAACTGCGGCGGATATTGTTAGTGACTACACATTTGGAGAACGTGGTCGCCTTGTTGCTGCAAAAGCGGTTACGACAGTCGTATTTGATACTGCCGATACTATCCTCACATTCAAGAATGCTGCAAATTCTCTTGATGACACTTTGACTATCGCTACATCAGGCTCAGCCGTTGGAACATTCGACGAAGTTCTTTTTGATGATGCAAACGATTACAACATCTTCGAGCATGATAGCCTTTTGGATGTTGCATCTGACGGTGGAACAACTGCCGGTCAAGCTCTTTTGTCTGTAGAATTCTGGTCCCACGGAGCGATCCTGTAGAAAGGGAAATTTATGCCTGACATTCGAGTAGGAGCCGAGCGATTTAATAGGAACGCAAAGCGTTTGGATGCTCGGAAACTCGCAGAAGCAAAACGATCACATGGAGTAAATCGTACAACAGGAATCATTGTCGATGGTCTTATGAATGGAACACTAAATTGGCGACAGTTTAGTATCCGGGATCTGTGGGAGGGATTAGTAGGTCCATGTGCTGAAACTCTCGGAGATGGTAGGGTTTTCACGCATGGTTTAGTAAGATCAAGACGTACGGAACTTGTCGATTCTCAAGCGTTTTCGTATGCTACTGGTAACGTGATTGTGAATCGCGTACAGGAAGCCTACGATTCTCAACCGAGTGTATTGGATCAACTCGTTACTCCGATGCAAAGCAATTTCAAGATGGAACCGATTGTAGGGTTCCAAGCTTTCGGATCTATGAATGTTGTTCCCGAAGGACAACAGTATGGCGATCATCAAATGCTCGATAAGGCAACAATGAATCCCGAGCCTGATAAGAAAGGCGGGATGATTGCTATTACTGAAGAAACCATTATCTTCGATCAAACCGGGCAAATTATGACCCGTGCTCAGCGATTGGGAGAAGCAAACTTTACCGATCGTGAACGGGAGGGTGTTCGACGCATCCAGGATCTTACAGGATACCGATCTTATTATCCTGTTGTCAATGGACAGCCGACACAGACAAATCTTTATCGTGCCACCGCAGGCGGAACTGAATGGTATCGATATACTGTTAATCAAACCGGAGCAAATCCTCTCAACGATTGGACATCTCTAGAAACTGCCTTTGCAATCTTCAATGCTATGGTAGATGAAAATGGAGATCCCATTCTTGCGGTTCCTCGGCAAATTCTGGTTCCGTTTGCGTTGTATGGAACCGCCTTGCGAATTATAAACGCAACAGAAATTCGGTCCCTCACAAATAGTTCGGCAAATATTACTTTGACACCATCTCCACTTGTGATTCAACAGTTAGGCGGATCGCTAATGCCGCTTCATTCACCTTTCATGGATGATTCCACTACATGGTACATCGGAGACTTTCCTCGACAATTTGTTGAGCGTACTATTATCCCGCCTCAAGTACAGGAAATCGGTGGTATGCCGGATCGGGATGTTGTAGCTCGATTCCGCGTTCGTCGAAAGATGCAAGTCGAAGCGACGGATGATAAGTTTGTAGTTCGTTGTCCGGCAGCATAAAATGAGCGGAACTCAATATGCTGCTCCTCGTCAGGGAGAAACTGTTGTTGTCGGCAAGACTGCAATAGTTCCGAAAAGAGCCGCTTTCACCGCAGCAACCGGAGCAGATAGGACTATAGTTGCTGCGGTGACAGACAAAAAAATACGAGTACTATCTATCGTCGGAGGTAATGGTACGGCGGGAACCGTTACTTTCAAATCTACTTCTGGTAGTCTTTCTGGAGCTATCCCGATTCCAGGAAATGGATTGCTAGTACTTATCCCTAGTGATCCTGTAGGTTATCTAGAAACCCCTGAAAGCGAAGCACTATTAGTTAATGCTTCGGCGGGATCTTTCAATGGATTTATTAACTACATCGAGATTTGAGTTTCTAAATGATACAGTAGTAATTGGCCGAAATAGGATCCTTGTTAAACGGGTATTCGGCCAGACTGCGGGATCATTCGGAATCGCGACTTTGGTCCCTGCAGTAAGTAATAAGAAACTTCGCATTTTCGGATTTATGCTGGCGAGTTCCTCTACATTCACCTTTTCTTTTAGAAGTGGATCTACTGCATTGTCGGGTGATCTAATATTTCCTGCGAGTTCCATTCTACAATTGAAGTTTGATCCTATTGGGATCGTAGAAACTGCAATCGGTGCGGCGTTCGGTATTGGATTAAGCGGAACTGGAATTAAGGTTTACTCTGTGTTATATGGGGAGATATAATGGCTACTTACGCTGAAATTAGAGATGCTTTGAAAACTTTGATTCATGCAAAAATTACTGGAGCATCCGATCTTTCTCAGTTTTACAATCGGACATTGAGTTCGCTTAGTATCAATGCTTCCACTTCTCTAGTAGAGTTAACAGGATTACTAGAGAAATATGAATCATTGGCTACAAAAGAGATAGGCGGCGGAGAAGTCCAAACCCATGTCATTTTCTGATGTTGCAGATTTATTGACTTCTGTGGTTACATTTATTCGAGTTGTCGATATTCCTAATGCAATTGGAGCCGCACAAAAAGCTCAAGTGGAAGTGTTAGGGACCGCGATTCCTTGTCGGTTAATGCGTGGCGGTTTCGCTAAAGGTAGAGGAAGACTAAGAATGGAATACGAAGAGATGGACGAACTCTTCGTAGAGCCTTTGGATTTTTCCTTAACTACCGAAGATGTAGCAATCATAGGAACCACTGAGTATGATATAACTGAAATTCCTGAGGATCTTTCTTCGTATAACGAATTATGGCGAATCATAGTCCGTAGGAGAACTTGATGGCTTTGTCTATAGTTGCTTCCGGAGGGAAATCTATAGACATAAAACTCGAATCTACAAGACTAAGAAAAGCTCTTCAAAAACTTACCGGTGAACAAGTAAGTGATTTGTTTCGCGAAATAGGGATTCGATGGCAAAACTATGTAATGACGGGAATGTCCCCGGGTCCCCCTCCATCTTCTCCAGGACGTCCGCCCGCAGTAAGAACGGGTAATTTGAGAAGTAATCTACATTGGGAAATGGATAATGGGTTATCTTCTGTAGCGGATACTAAACAAGTTAAAAGAGGGGCTACTGAATTACGATTAGGTGTTAGTGCTAGAGCACGGTATGGGTATTTTCTAGAGACATCAAAGAATCATCGTATGAGGAGGCCGTTTATGGTTCCTGCATTAGAAAAGGTTTTACAAGAATTGAGGCTTGTCTAATGCAGGATGTGTTGATTGCAGTAAATGAATTTCTTCGTTCATCTGTAGATGCGGAAAGTCTTAGAGGAGTATTGAAATCTTTTTGGGTCGATGAAATACCGTCTACAGATAGTGACTCGCTATATCCTTCTTTAGTTGTAGATTTTGTTAAGGGAAATTCTGAAGGAAGTCTCCGTACAGGAATCGGGCCACGGAGTGATGAAATAGTAGTGTTGGATTTTGTGCTTATCTCTCTACAACGTAATTCTGAGGAAGTATTTCGCATTGCGGAAAAGTTTCTTTGGCCACTATTTGACTATCGTAATATTGAGTTGCCGGCGTTTTCACCATTTCATACTGTGAAATTTGTATCGCGAGATTATGTCTTGGAAAAACTCGAGGATGGTCGAAGATTCGTAACCTCGTATTTAACAGATTTGCCTAGGAGATGAACGTATGGCAAGAATGCACGGAAAAGACGGCTCCATCACATGGTCGGCGGGCTATTCTCAGAATGTTATTTCATGGACTTTGAATAGAACAACAGAGAGAGCAGATGGAACTACTTTAGGCCGAGCAAACAGAGTTAGAGATACTGGCCTTGGCGATGCAACAGGAACTTTCTCTTGTTTTACCGATGACACTACCGCTATTTCTGACGTAGGAACAAAGGGAACTCTGGTTCTTACGGCAGGCGGCACAAAGACACGAACTATCCCAATAGTTGTTACGGATTTTTCTGAATCAGTCGGATTAGATAATAATGTAATTGTAACTTATTCTTGGGAAATGAGCGACGATTCCGATGCTGGATTCGTCATCGCTTAGAGAAGGAGAGAAACTATGGCAGTAGATGCTCTAAATGTGAATATGAATACTAGTATTACAGGAGCTTATCAGAAGACCGATTCTACTTTTGGAACAACCTCCAAACAGATTCGGTATACTCTGTCTCAAGCTTTTGCTTTCGGAACTGGAAACGATCAAGCTAATCGTTTGATTACATCTTCTGGATCTGTTAATAGTACAGGATTCGATTTTGACGTATCTGGTGCTATTGTAGATGCGTTTGGCGATACTGTTTCAATGGCAAAAGTTGTCGCTGTCGTAATTAGAAACAAGGAAACCACGAGTGGAAGAAATCTCCTTGTAGGAGCCGCTACGTTTCCAGTTCCTCTGTTCAATAACTCTAGCGACATTGTAGTCATCGGTCCTTCAGGAAGTTTTGATTTAAGAAATCCGGATGATGGCTATCCTGTTGTAGCGGGATCCGCGGATCAGATTAAGTTAGCCGCCGGTGGAGCGTACACAGTAGAGTATGATTTGTTTATTCTAGGGAGAACGGTGTGAGACAAGTTTCGGCTAATCATTTGGGTGGAAATGTTTCTGTGGTGTATAATGGACATGAATGGGATGCGGTTAGGTTTGAAGATTTCCGGGATTGGGCGGAGATCAAACGAAAAGAGGCTTTAGACATAGCTATGAAGATGAATATACCTTTTAATGAAGTTTTGCGTATCTGTTCAGCATCCTCTTCAAATACACTAGAAACTTTGCTTGAATCTACGGAAGGTCAGTATTTTATTGTAACCAGAACTTGGAATCGTATACATCCTAATGGAGAGCCTATGCCTAATTTAACATGGAAAGAGTTTTTCCAAGTGTTTAGATTGATTGCTACATCCTCAGGTTTGATTTCTTCTCCAGGAAAGGAATCAGAAAAGAAAGATTCAGAAAAGGAGAACTCGCAAGAGGAATCCAAAAGTAGTACTTGATTGGAACTTCTCAGAAACGATTGCTACATTTTATGTTTTATTCGGCGGTTCTCTCGATATTTGGAAAATGACACCTACTCAGGTTTTTCAAATGATTTCTTGGGGAACTAAACAAGCATCTTTGATAGGAGGAAGGTCCCGTGGCATTTAGGCTCACAGATGCGTTTATTTCCATCAAGGCTCGAAACGATACAGAGAAAGGATTACGTGATGTAGAAAATGCTGTCACTAGCAGTTTGCAGAGTTTAAGTCAAGTAATAGTTGGAGCACTATCTTTTGGAGCAATTGTTAACGAGTTTCGTAACATCTTTCGTGAGGGAGTGGAAGCGAATCGAGTACTTCAGAATTTGAAATCTAATCTATCTTTAGTGACTACTGAGGCTACGGCGGCTACTAAGGATTTCGATCAATTTTCTGCTAGTATAGAAGCTATTACTACAGTCGGTGGCGGAGCGACGAAAATGTTAGCATCTCAGTTTGTGAGTCATCTAGGGTTGACTGGAGATCAACTAAAGAAAGTATCTGTTGCCGCAATAGGCTTAAGTAAATCTCTAGGAATTGATCTTAACGCTTCGGCAAAGTTGATTATCTCTGCCGTCTCTGGTAATACCGCTATGCTTCGTAAGTTCGGTATTTCTTTGGATGAAACCGCTACTCCGCAGGAAAAGTTGAATCAATTATTGGAAATGGGAGTCGAAAGATTTAAGGTAGCTGAAGACGAAGTCCAGACTATGGATGGTAGTCTTACGCAACTAACTAACACACTAGGAGGAGTTCGCGAAGCATGGTCGGTATTCTTTAACAATCAAGATACGATTCAAGGTGTGAAAACTCTAAACAACTTATTGTTGGGATTTTCCTCTTCTGCTTTCGAGTCTTTAGCATTCTTTACGGACCCGGTAGAGGGACAATGGAAATTTTTAGCAGATGCGTTTTCTGATGTTCTCCTAGGTCCTATCGATGAACCGGGAAGAGGACTTTTTCCTGGTTTAGAAGTAATGACTAAAGTAGGAGAGGATCTTACACGAAAAGCTCAAACCATAGCTAAAACTCGTGTCGATGCTGTAAAAGGAACTGAAGTGGAAGTAATACAAAACGAGGAATTAGTTGCTCTTCAAGAGGCTCAAGTTGAGGCTATGGAAAAGGCTAGAGCAGAGGAGAATACTAGGCTTCAGTTAGTAAGAGAAGAATTAGCAAAGCGAAAAGAGATAGTGGAAGAGATAAAAAAATCACGAAGAGAACAATTGATAGGGGTAAGAGAAACTATTGGACAAGCTCACGTAGATATGTTTGTAGCGAGAGGAAATAAACAGGAAGCTTTAGTGTTAGAAGCACGGATGAAAGCCGATAGAGAGATTAGAACTCTGGAAGCACAAAGAGGAGAAGTGGTACGAGGGTTATTTAGAGAATACGAAGAGGAAAGAGAGATATTTCATCGTCAGCAAGCAGAGCGATTTGGACTTAGTATTGAAGAATCTAGAAGGATTGGCGGATTTGGAGCATCGGGAATAAACCCACTACAAAATCTAGGAACTGTACGAGAATTCTTCGATAATGCGATTCGGGAAATACAAAGACGATTGTCTTTTGAACTCATTGACATTTTTTCTGGTGCTCGTACTAGAGAAGCAGAATCATTTCAATTTCGTGATTCTCCTTTTAATAGTGTTTTCCGAATTCGCGGACTTCCGGGTATTGGACAATCGTTAGAGATTCCTGAGCGAAGCCAGGAAGTGTTGTTAATGAAAGATCAGTTAAGAATACTAAAACTGATTGAACGTAACACTAGAACTTCGAGAGGCGGAGGAATAGTTCCCTAATGGCAAATGTTAGATATGCCGGAAGACGGTATACGAAATCTTCTAGTGGTGATAGGCTATTAGAAGTTTGGAGGATAGAGGACATCGATGCTACGGATGTCTTCAAAGCTCCATTTGCTCCTGGGGTCCCTAGAGTTGGCGATGAATTAGTTGTTGATGGTGTGCCGCAGGGAATCTACGTTCAGGAAGTAACTATTGATTCGCCTAGTGACGGAGTTGAAAGGCCGTTTTCTGGCGAAGTAGTTTACGGTCCTCCTACTGGTAGTATTCCATTTGATCCGGCCATTGATTATATTACATGGTCCGCTGGAACTGAATTTCGACGTAATCTTGTTTCGGAGAATGGAAGACCTATCGGAGTTCCATTTTCTGCCGAGGAAGATGGAACATACAATTTAGAAGACGGTGGACTTGAGGATTCTTATGTTGATCTAGGTGTTGATCTTTTATATCCGGTTGTCGATATTTCCATACGAAAAAAGAGAGTATGGTCTGTAGATCCATTCACTTTAATTTCAAAATTACGTCACACTAACGAAGAGCCTATTATTTGGCAAGGATTCAACACTAGTGGACAGTTTATACGGTGGGTGATCCCTGCGGGATTTATGATCTTTCTGGGGTATAACTGGGTTCCAGTTGGAGTTTCCTCTTTTGACCTAGAGGTAACTTTGTATTTCAGTATTGGGTCTTTCAAACTACCATTGAATTTACCTACTTTTGTGGAAGATACAAATACACCATCATCTTTCCTTCCTGGCTCGCATCTTCCTCTTCGTTATGTTCCTTGGCCGAGATATAACTTGAAAAGGATTCCTGATCCTGATACTGGAGATACTTTGATAAATCGTTCTGTAGTTGGATTGAGTATTGCAGAAGCATATCCACCAGTATCTTTTGCGGATTTGTTGCAATGATAAAGGAAGATAAGTATCCAGTTTTTGTTCCAGGCGGAACTATTTCTGCTAGAAAAGCTAATGCTCTGGTTAATACCGTTGTACGACTAGAACGAACGGCTATTGCAAACTCTAGATTTGGAGTTACCGGTATTGCAACATCTTCTCCAAGATCTAGAGTTAGCTCTGCTCGTCCTATTGAGATTAAATGGTATCAAATTACTGGATACGGAACCGGATTGTTTAGTATTCCTAATTCCTCTTTTAAGGGAAAGCTAATAGCAAACATAGGTATTGTTCCATGGGAACTTATTGGGGATCAAGAAACAGAAATTTTTGTGGCTAGCTACAGTGAGGACACAAATCAATTCGGAAGGTTAGATTTGTCGGCGGATCCAGCATTAGGCTATCCAAGTCTAGTTCGGCTTGGAGCTCCTATTCCCGTCATTAAATATGCCGATGGTAGACTATGGTCTACAATTGTATTCGAGAAATACGGATGTAACGACGATGGAACTCCCGTATCTAATGTGATGACAAGATTAGGGCAAACGATAGCTAGATTCTTTGGGTTAACTAAATGATCCATTCTCCACGAACCGTTCGTTGCATAGGCTCGCCTTTTCGTTCTCCGGGTAAATTGCCTGGAGGTAGCGGGCCCGGAGAGGGAGCGCCAGGAATGCCTAGTCCGGGTGATGGTGGCGTTATTCCGCCTCCGCCAGGAGTTATTCATGTTCCTAGAAATGTTCGATGTTCTATAAATAGTCAAGTAGCACGATGTAAGCCTATCTCCGATCATCTAAGTGCTTGTTGTTTTCCTGCGACTTCCTGTAGTATGATTCTCACAGAACAAGAATGTGAAACGCTAAGTGGTGAATGGTTTGAGAATTATTATTGTGTTCCTACTCGAACAAGATTCGATTACTTCACTGGATTGTCAGTTACTATTCCGGATATAGGACTTTGTGGTGGCCAATTCTACCCTAATGAATATGTTGTAGACTTGATTCCGTTGCCAGATATTGGCGACTATGACGAAGAGGATATACTCAATGATCCATGGGGAAATGCTATCTATAATATCGTTGGATCTTTAGGGTGTAGTGATAATGGTTTTAGAACACCGAATCATCCTTATGCGTATGCGGGCGGACACTTCTATGATTATTGGCGGAGAACTAACAACGACTATTTTCCGCCGGTTAGTTTAAGTTTTCCAAACGATCTAGATTTTTGTAATGCCCATCAAGTAGCCGGAACAGTTTTCACTTCGCGAATTTTTTCTCGCGTTGTTGGATTTCCCGAAAGTGAATGGTTAATGAGATATGGTGTTCGAGGGGCTCCGGACACTTATTCTCTTCGTGGTTTTCAATTTGTGTGGGGTGGAGCAATCACTTGGAAAGACATTCCATATTGGGAAGATATTCCTAGAGATTCAAATGGAGAAGTTTTAGCTTTAGACTGTCCTCCTATTACAATGTATGGTTTCGGCAAACCGTCTTTTGTCTTTTCTCGCCCTATTCCCCCTCTTATACAGAAGAGAGTACCGTTGTTGAGAAATTATGACTTAAGAAATGGTATGTTCTATCGAAGTGCGAATATAAAAGTTAGACTTGAATTAAGAATAGTGTTTCCCAATCTCGCAGGAACTCCAGTAGTAGGTTCCTGGGTAGCTCATTCTAATCTTTTTACACAAGTGGCACCACCGGTAATTTATCCTCTCCCATCTGATTCAATTCCGCAAGGAGATTGGGATTCAACACATACTATTATTCGTACTGTTGAATTTGATTGTGTGAATCCTGTTCCTGTTTTTGGCAATACTGTTTATGGACTTATCATACAAAATGATTGGCAATCAAATTTTTCTGGCGGTTCCGAAGACAATGTTAGTTTTGGGAATCCTCCGATACAAGTATTCATCAATCGTATGTGGATTTTTGAGTTGTGATAGAAGATAGATTACTTGTGTGTAAGGATTGTAAGTATCGAAGTAAGGAGATTGTAGTCTCTTGTGAGTTAATGTCTAAAGAGCAATTTTGCGATTCTCTAAATGATACAGTTTCTAGATGTCCAAAAAGAAAATGGAAATCGTTATGGCGATTGTTCGGATTAGGAGATTATTTTGCATGGATGTTTTCTTTAGTGAAATCATCATCTTGCTCTCCATGTAAGAAAAGACGGCAACAACTTAACCATTTAGGAAGGCGACTATGGCAACGAAAGAATGGAGATCGCACGATGGGGACCTCAACAATAATGCAAACTATTCTGATGGTTCTCCGCCTGCCGCATCAGGTGACAAAATGTGGTTTCTTGAAACTACAAAAGACATTACGCAAAATCTAAACTGGTCCGGCAAAACTTTTGTCCAATTGCTTTTCGGCGATGGTATTATTGCCAAGATTGGGACGCCTGGAGCTCCACTTATCATAGGCGGAGCTACAGAGATTAGGGTAAATTCGCCAAAGACTCCAGGAATAGCATTGAAGATCGACGACGGAAGCGGAACTGGAAATGTAGCCGATTTTTTAGTCGAGGATGTGAATACAGGACCATACGCTCTCCATCTTGCTAGTAATGCTGCGGCTGGAGACAACATCGATAATCTTCAAATACAGAAAGCCGGAGGCTTGACACTTTCTACTATTGATATTACAAACATCAATATTGCTGGAGTTCCTAGGGCTACAAATGTTTTCATTCAGAGTGGAGCAATAATCGCTAATTTGATAAGCGTAAATGCAAATATCATAACAGAAGCGGTTATGACTACTCTTCTAAAGGCGGTCCGAAGTCGAGTAGAATGGAGGGGTTCCTCATTGACAATGCCGCTTTTAGAACTTTACAATGCTGTCTTTGTATGGAATGCAAAAGGATCTACACTTTCTCAATTCAAGAATTTTGGCGGACAAATCGATGGAACTTCTAGAGAAGCTAAAACTGTGACAAATGGCGAAGTTTGGGATGGAGGTACTGTCAATTTCGACAATGGACAAAACAATCTAACCGTTAGTAATCCGATAAAGAATTACGGTGGTTATATCTTCGGAACAACGAGTATTGATGAAATTTTTGCACCATTCTTTCCAGGAGGATCTGGTGCTTCTCTTTAATGATTTAGGTTTTGTCACAAGAGAACGACAACAGGGAAGGTTGATTTTCTCATGGATCCCAGACACAAGCGAGAATGTAGCAATCTTAAACGGTATAAGAATCGATGGACGACTACTACAATTACGATTGAGCCAACACGAGGAAGAAGTTTCGGTTTTTCTGTTAAATCAATATGGAGTAGATTTGCTTCAAGATCAAGGAAATCCAATGCCAATAGTTTTACAGATACGAGCTACTGAATTTACTGACGTATTCACCAGTGGACTACATACGCTGAAAATAGTATCTTCTGGGACGGGAACTCTTTCACTTCACTACGCGGAAGGAGATTTCAATGGCAATCGATTATGAGCAGATTTGGAACCATTTTAACAGTCAAACATTTAAGACTCAGACTATTGTTGCACTGGCAAAAACTCGCCGTGATATTCTAGTAGAAGATCCGGCAACGCCTAATCATTCTAACCGTATCATATTTGCTAGAGCAATGAAGCCACAACACTTAGCTATAGACATTCTATGGGATGTTCTCGGTCTTCCCGCAGTACTCTCAAAATTAAATGCTGATGAAGATCCAACTGATGCTGATGTCCAAGATGCAGTAGACGCTATCATCGATTCGTATATTGAGAGTTAAGTATGTCAGCTCGCATAAATTGGGATAGCGAAGCAATACAAGACTTGATGACTACTGAATTGAATTCTCTAGCCGTTAATAATGGAGCCTTGTCTAGCGAATTCGATAATTCTAGTGATAGTAATTTTATGTTCGCCGATTTTGAAGTGAATGTAGATTTTGGCCTTGCTCCGACCGCGGATAAGACAATTGATCTTTACCTTATTCAAGCTATTGATGGTACAAATTATGGTGATGGAGCCGGTGGAGCTTCTCCGGTTACTCCAGGAAATGCTTAC